ATGCCTGTGGTGAGGCATGAAGATGCAACTTGGTGGCATTGCCTGCGTAACTTTGTACAAACAGATTGTTCAATGTGATGATGCCTGTGGCATAGTTCACAGTACCCACATTCACAACTGGAAGACCCGTGGATGCATTAATGAACTTCAAAGTACCTGTGCCTGTATCATTTTGCAAACTGTCATCACTGAAATCTCTGATGTAGCCCAGATAGTTTCTGTTGCTTACTTTGGTTGTGAAGTTGGATGAGTAGAATGGTTTCTGGGTCTATAGCAGTGAGCATGTTCACTGTGGCAGAATAACTGGAATTCAATGTGATGGACAAACGTTTTTGTAAACGCATCTTGAACACAGAGCTGATGATGGCATTATTCAAATCCTTCACTCGTTCAGTCAAACGATACAAGAAGAAAGTTTTATCCAATGTACCAAAATCATTTGTGAAGTAGGTTTTCAATTTCCGTTTCCACAGCGGCTGCCATTTGTGTGGATGTTGAGCTGGTCAATTTGTTGTTGTAATTCACGATACCTTCAAACCCTAGATACAAGTATTCAGGATCCACGAATTCATGTTGAATGCTCATCACACTCTTGGGACGAATCACAGATTCCAGAAGATATTCCTTGTCTGCGTCTGTGAACACAGCACCTGTGGTGGGATGAACTGAAATGAACACTTTGCCGTATTGTGGTGGGTCATTTTCCTCGCCGCCCCATACAGCCACTTCCCGTGCCTTGGCAAGATTGGCTTTGATGAGTGACCGATAATCTTCTGAGGTGACCGCCCGATTTCTTGTGGCATTGTATTTGGGAGCATTGAAACGAACACTATCAATGGATTCTTTTTCCTGACCGCCGGCGGCAGGAGTCACTGTGGTCACTGTGGCTGTGGTTTCTCCATTCACAGTGCCTGACAAACTGAATGTTTGTGCACCGTTGGCATCCGGACCCTTGGAGGCATAATAAGACACCGTGACGATGTTACCCACAGTCAAGGCCTTGCCAATGATGTCATTCACCGAACACAATTTGATATTTGCCATCCAGATTTTCTTCTACCCAGAAAACCTTGCTGGTTCCTGTGATGTCCACGATGGTGGATGTCTTGTTCCATGTAGTAGTTGTGACATCACCCACAGAATTTTGTACCACCACTTCAATGGTGGTGGTGTCCAACGTGTCCACAGGAATTCACTAATGGACCTTGTGTCAAGTCTGCTGTGATGGTGAAGGCATTGGATAATCCCACACCTTCAATCAATTCCACATCAGTGAATGAGAATATTCCACTTGACACTGTGGCTGTTTGTTCTTCATTCACATTGAAGGTGTATACTGTGCCATTGATGCTGGCAGTGAATTTCACAGTGGAATCAATGGAAAGTTGTGAGCCCACGGTGTTCACTTTGGGGACATCAATGTTTACATAGGCTTTGGCTGATGTTCTGGAACGTGGTGTGTACCCCAACATCTTGGCTAAAGAAATTACAGATGTTCTCTTGATGGCTGTGTCAATGAACATTTCATTGGCTTGCATGTTGGCTAACACAGCATTGTAGTGTGTGTTGTATGCCAACACATCTAATAGTGTGTTTAATGCAGAGCCCGTGAAATCATAATCAGTGAATTCTGTTTGTGCTGCCAGATATGTTCGTAAACTAGTTTTGATGTCTGCAAAATCCAGTTCGGTGACAATAAGTTCTGCCATTATCGTAATCTCTCTAAGGTGATGGACATAGATGTGGGTTGATTGATTCCAACTACTGAAAAGTATATGGACACTTCATATGAATTTGCATCTTCATCTGGCTCCACAGTAACACTGTCCAATGCAATTCTGGGTTCAAAATTTCCTAAAGTGTATTCAATGGACTTCTGAATGGTTCTGGATGTGATGTAATCAATGGGTTCAAACAACAATGCTCTTAACGAGGACCCTAGGTCTGGATTGAATGGACGTTCACCAAAAGCTGTGTTGATGAGAGCTGTAACGCTTTGCTTGACCGCATTATTATCAATCTTCTTCAGCACATCTCCTGTTTCAGGATGAGCCTCAAAAGAAAAATCCACATCTTTGTAAAGTTTATTGGGAGTAGATAGAATGGGCATTTTTGATAATATTTATATGGGTTATTGGATGAAATTAACTATGATATCCTTACATCTACGTCCATTTGATACTGCATATTCATGATTCCAGAAGGTTCCGAAGGTTTTTCTACATCCCGTAGGATTGAATGACACATGGATCCAGGCAGCCACATAACCTCTACGTTGTTCATATTCCAATAGAAGCTGGTCAAACGTGAGATTATTTTTGATCCAGCTGGCAATGGCAGCGTAATCCTTAGGATTGGTAGAGGTGAACTGTAAATCTGCTGCTTGTCCAACCATGTGCTGAGAATTGGTGGCTCCGCCACGAGGTTTGAAATTTCTAAACCCAGATGAAACAATCATATCTCCATACTTGTCTTTGATGGGGTCCAACACATTTTCTGCCAATGCTTTTAGATTGCATGCAATTTCTTGCTTACTCAACACACGCTTGTCTACCGGACGTCCGAATGCCATGATACCTGTAACTTTACCTGGATGTGCTCGAGCCTTAGATGTCAAGTCCGCCACAGTGAAATGTTTAGATAGTTTATCAGATAATTGATAGTTGGCTTGTTGACCAAACACACCACAGTTGGTGGTGACTTTCACAGGACGCTCAGGCACTTGAGCATCAAATTGTTCAGGAGACACATCAGGTGGGAGAGCGTTGGCTTCTTCTTCAGTGATACGTCCTTCAGCAACCGCCTTGTTAATGGCATCTCGGACTGTTGCGCCATCACCATCATTGTCACTCAATGAGTCAAATTCTGTGGTGAGAGCATCTCTGCGACTCACACCAAAAATGTATGGCAAATCCACTCTGGAGATATCAATAGGATCAATGGTTGTTAAAGGAGCAAGAGGTGCATTGATAACAGGGCCTGAGGTGATGATGGAAGTGCCAGAGATGTTGGTGAACACATCAGAATGTAAAACCAAATCCAATTTAGAAGCCAGTTTCAATTCCTTACCTGCCTTGAGTTCCAAATCACCATGTGAATGTATTTTCAAGTTGCCATCCACTTCAAAATTGCAATCATTCTTTATGTACACATTACAGGAACCTTCCACGGTGATGTTCGTGGACCCACGAATCAACACATTGTTGTTTCGTAGGAGTATTTCATTAGTTGTCACCCACAACTTTCTGTATCATGGTGCCATTATTATCTACATCAACATAGGTACCTGCGGTGTGGTACATGGTGATGCGTTCAGCGTTTGGTGTGTCATCCACCTCAAACACATGACCTGATTCTGATTCATAGACATGGTTGTAAGGATATCTGGCAGCATATGAAGTTTCAGGTTGATTCCAACTTTCACCACCCATGGCCACTTCCACGCCTGACACTAAATCCGCATCTTTCAATTGCACAACAGTATCATCAATGTTTTCATTTCTTGCCAATCTATTGGTGTCAGGCTCATTTTTTTCTAGATAACTAGCCCGAGGATATTCACCATTGGGATCCTTGAATCCGTGTTTCGTGTCTTTTTGAATTTTTTCTTGATATTCTTTTGAAGGAGCTCCACCCAATGTTCCCATGATGATGGGTTCTTGACCTTCAGATCCATCTCGAAAGAATCCTATCACCCAGGTGCCAGGTACTGGTCCTGTGGGAGTGCTACCTACACCTGACATGGCAGCTGATGTGATGGGTTGCAATAGGATGGGCCCAAGGCAAATCTTCCACAGGGAGTTCTGTGACTATCGGTGTGTGATACCCTACGATACGAACACGGCAACGTCCCAACATCAATGGGTCATCACGGTCTTCCACCACACCTACCCACCAATAGAATCCATTATCTCCATACACATTTTGTTGCATTATTCTGGGCTCCTTCTATATGAATCTTTCATGATTTCCAATAGCATAATATGTTGTCCTAAAATAAATTCATGACGAATATGTGTGATGAGATATTTTCCTGATAATAAAGGATCTAAAACACTAGACAAAGTGCTTTTGTCATCTTTAGCTATAGATTTTGGAATTTTGCATTCAATTACTTTACCCACTTCAATGTCTGTTCTTCCATGCACTTCAATAATGTAACGAGAAGATTGAGCTTCATATAACAAACTGTTTCTTAATGGTGCCCATGTTTGATAATGCGGATCAGTGTAATCATTCCATAATTTTGTGTCTAAACTTTTGACTCGGCGATAGGTATTTGGGTTATTTGGTGTTGTATCTCGAAACAACATATTATGTTCTAATAGTGTTTGCCCTTTTCGTGCTGTAGCATAATCAAAAGACCATTCTTGATATTGCTTGGTAACAATATCATGAGTTATCAATTTATTAGAATAGTATCCAAAATCTTGTCCCTTTAGTACGTCAAAAAATCCCATTTTTGCTATATTTTTAATGAAAAAATACTGTTCAATATTAGTGGGACTTAAGGATGTTGCTTCAGGTGTAAGTGTATAAGAACCGTAAATATTATTTTTTTGATTTTTAATCAATGCATCTATACTCATGCAATAGAAATTTTTATTGCTTTCAAAAAACAATGTGTTAGGAAACTTCTCGGTAACCGCCATTAGTCAACCAATTGATGGTTTTCAGTGCTGTCCAGTGATTGGGAAGCACTGTGGCTTTGGTGGTGTGTTGTTCTATGTATAAATCTTTTTGAACATTTAAATGTTCATTGTAAATTTTTTCAATTAAATCACTTGTAGATCCAGTTAATCGTGAGGTTAAAAAAGTTGTGGAATCTACAAAGCCTTCTATGGCAATTAAATTGAAAACATAATTCTGTTCTTTATCACCCAATTCACGTTCTGCAATGGATGAAATATAAAAATCTTTTTTAATGGAAGATGTTACTGGCATTGTAGGAGTTCTAAATGCCACTGTGATAAGTTCTGTTCCTATTATAGGTAAACGACTAATTAAGTCAGCAGCATCATTAATCACCATGTGTCCAGTCATGACGTTGCTGAAAATGTCCTCATATATCACAGTTTGCACCACAAAGGCAGAAATGTCTAATTGTTTGCCTTTGGATGTCAGGATGATAGCATCTGTGACGTATTCACCAACTTTATTCAGTATTTCAGCCATTATAAACCCATCAGTCTATTGAATTCTTTTTCCACCGCAGTCACGTAGACAGGAGGTAGAATTTTAACGTTTCTCTTGGCATCATTCTGTTCAATCTCATGTTCCAAGTTGGTCACAGAAATGATGTCTGGGTTACCTGCATCATAATCCACAATGTATTCCAAGTCGGTATCATAGTAATGATGCACTCTGTTGGTGGGTAACGTCACAGAGGAAATAACTAACCCTGTGACTTCTGTGGTCAAGTTGTTCATGGTGGCAGATGTGGTCAATGGTTGAAACCCATTTTGTGACCTGATGTAGATGGTGTTGCCACTCTTGGATGAAACCACAAATTTTCCACCTGTGCTGGATTGCAATTCATCATTCACAGTGTAGGCAGCTCCGCTAGGCACAGTGATGACCATGTCATAGTTCATGTACACACGGTCCACCACCTTGTTGTCACGAACAGGCCATTCTTCTCTAGGGTCAATGATGTTGTTCACCATGAGAATCATCCAATGATTGAAAGGTGTTCCATAGAACTTTTCTGACACCAGTTCTGGGGTCTCACCATCTAATACTAGATATTTTTCCAAATACACAGAATTTTCATTGAACTTGTCTGACAAGGTGACACGGCTGAAAATGTCACGCACCAAAAGAAACTTTTGATTCTGTGTTAAAGATAGATATGGAAATTTTTGAAAGTATGACATTAGTAGCCCTGTTCAATACGGTCAGCTGTAAGAATTTCCAATTCAGTGAATGAAAGTTGCAACGTCATTTCAGACGGAGCACCATTAGTTCCTTTAAATGTAGTAAAATCTGAACCACCATACTCCACCTTCAAATCTGTTAGTGCACAGTTTGGCAATCTTGAACAGATGATTGTTTTCTTCATTTCTGTAAAAATACTGAATTTCAAATTACAGCAGGATATCCTAAGAACACACCACCTGTGGCTTGATTTCTGGTGGGATGCATATGCTTCTTGAAAGTTTTAATGATGTTTTGCACTTCATTGTATTCAGTTTCATCTTTGGGTAGAAACACATAACTGAATGTGAA